TCTTTTTTGTTGCGGGCCAGATAGATTTCGTCTCCCCTGTACGAAATAATTGGTTTAAAGCCCTTTTTCTGGCAAGCCTTAAAATATTCCACCGCACCACTAAGATTATCGTCTGACAGAATACATTGGTTATTCATGTCCTCGGGTTTAAAATTAGAACACAGAGAAAAATCAGTACGAATAAACGAAATCATTATTATCCTTACACTTCAAAGTTCTTTTTTGAATAGAGCTTTTCTACTTCATCCATACCTAGTTCAGATATTTTTGAACTTAGAAACTTACAGTCACAATCAGAGCTGAACGTTTTAGCTTTAAATGCCGGACACAGATACATACAGGCTGAAGACACTGTACCATTTCTAGTATCCTGAAATGTAAAGTTGTCAATCTCCTGCTGAGAAGCGGTAGCCATAATAGGAGAAAGTAAGGATGGTATTTTGCAGGCTCTCACTTTTTCAAGGTGTTCTCGAACAGCCTCATTCACGGTAATTGCGTTACTGTCTGCGTCAAAGGTTACAGAAAATACGCCACCATCACGAATAAAAAACAGATTTGCAATAATCACTTTATCAGGGAATAGTGTTTGTAGTGCGTGACAATACATACTGAGCTGTAAATCTTTTTTAATGTCCGCATATGATTTTGTTTCAAAGCTTGGAAATTTACTGCGTTCCCCGGTTTTATAATCTGTTACCACCAGAACACCAGGCTCAGGCTCAGTAATTAAGTCTATAAAACCTTTTAGACGAGCGTACTCACCATCCACTTTTGCCCATTCATACGGAATAGGTAGATCAAACTCGAATTCCACGTCGACCACATTTTCAAAGCGTGGATCATATTGTTCGAGCAGCATCCAGCAAAATTCACGATAATTACGTTCAAATGGGTCTCTTTTCCCTTTATATCTTGCTTCATTGATTAGTTTTTCCAGCTCGTAATAATCATAGGCACGATCAATTAAGCTTTCCACCAACTCTTCCCCAACACGTACCGTTTTATATGGGAGAGCTACCTGGTCTTTGAATGTACTTTTATTTTTCCTGTTTTTATTAATCGTGTCAACTTCAATATCAGACAATTCCCTTGGGGTCAGCCATGTTTCAGGATCATAGTCTACACGACCTATATCGTCTGTCACAATAAAGTTGTCGCCACCATTTTGGATATTCAATTTAATTTTAGCTAAAGTTTCAGCAACACAGTGTACGGCACTCCCCATTACCGTTTTGACGCCACCTTCTCCACGATACTTTAGAACGTACTCATAAAAATATCTCAGCTCACAGGTTTCTACGTTTTCCATAGAGCTTTTAGATATAGTGGGTCTACACTTCATAGTTCCATCCTTTCAGGATTTTAATTAGTTCCGCATTTGACTCTTCCATAGTCATATTAATGTTATCCAGTATGGCGTCTGGTTCAATGTTATCAAGGCTTTGTTCTGACAGCCCCTTACTTAGTCCTCGCGTTTGACGAATAATTTTACCGCCAGCCGCCTGAATTGGGAAAGCCTCAAAGTCTGCCCGCACATCATCAATGATTGCTATTTCTGGCCTTTCATTCATAGCTTTTCTCATTAGTGCGTCGATGAAAGTTGTTTCTCCTATTTGGCGAATAAAGCAAGAACCAAACACCTCCATAACTTCTCGTGCCGTCATTTTTCCTTTTTTCTTATCAGTAGGAACTCCGGGCAAAAATTGTACCCTTTCCCAGTCTATATCCGTTTTAGAATACTTATCTGCCCCAAAGCATTGCTCAAACGTAAGACCAAAGGTGTCTATTAACCAAAACTTGAGTGGGTCAGCCAAAGAATAAATTTTAATGTGCGGCCATAAATCCTGTTGAGCCCACAACTCAAATTCGGGGCTTCTAAAGTTATTTTTACAGCTAAACTGTCTTGTGGTTTTTGTAATCGTACCATCTTCTGTGATTTCGTCGCCCTGACAGTGTAAATTACCCTCATCGTCCAGATGAAATCCATCAATCATACCCATTGACAGCATTTTTGTGCCAACTATATAATTTGCTGAAGTTGTCTTTCCCGCTTTTGCTGATCCAGCTATTCCAATAATCTTCATATTATTCCTCATCCCAGGCTGTTGCCATTTTTTCATGTTGTGAGATTTCGTGTCTCATATTTATTTCATCCAAAGATTCTTCATCTTCCAGTTCGTCCAAAAGAAATTCACACCAGTCTATATTGGAGAATTGACACTGGCTCAGGTCAAGCTCTAATGTTTTCAGTGCAAGAATCACCTTTTTAGCAAAGTCATTAAAATTTGTTTTATGCATATTGACCAAAAATCTCCTCAGCCTCTTTTTGTGTTATTTCATCAGGATCGCCGGATAACTGTACCGGAACAATATTAAATCTTTCACCGTACCTTTTTATGATTTGCTCTGTACGCATTGGTCCGGTTCCCTGGATTATTTCACCATTTCGATTTTTTGGCGGGTCGGGGTCTAACGCTAAGATTATATCCGTTACCCCCATTTCCTCTAGTAGTTTGGCTTGACCAAGGCTCAGCTTTGCTCCAAATGCTCCTATTGTGTTTGTAAAACCAAGCCCGTGCATTACCATAGTGTCGCTCTGTCCTTCAACTATGATGGCCGTTTTTGTTTCTACAATTTCAGAGTATGCGTGATTTAAAGCATAAAAAGACAGGCTAGACTTGAATCCCTTGGAATATTTCCATTTTTGAATGTAGGGCTTGTCCAGCAATGTTCTGCCCGCACAACCAATTAGTCCCCAATCTTTATTATAAATTGGAAAAACCGCCCTATTTTTCATTTGGGCAGTAAAACAGTCTCCAACGTCAAATTTATCAAGAAGTTCAGCTGACACGCCTCGACTTAAATAGTATGGTGAGGGAATTTGTAGCCTACTTCTAATATCATCTCTACTTAGCGGAATCACCGGTAAATCAAGATCAATATCTTCTTCATTAAATTCTCTACTGTAAGTGACCCCCCTTAAAAGCTCCGTTGGATCAGCCCCAAGTCCACGGACTAATCCGTCTAAACGGTTGCCCCACTTTTCATTACAGTTTGATGTCCAGCATTTCCAGCCCCCATCAAGCCAAACAGACATAGAATTATATTTTGTTGAGCCGTGCAGAGGACATGTACACTGATAATAATTTCCACAGTATCGATGCCTAATACCTAGCTGCTTCATAATTTGAGGCAGTATTGCAACTAAATCAGAAGAGTTCTTCGTCATCCTCCACTTCTTTCTGTTTACTTAATAGAATGTCTGAATTCGTGCCAAGCTCTTTTATTGTGGCTAGATGTCCTATTTTGTTCATGGTCACATAATCCCAGGGCGGCAATCCTGGTCCGAATCTCTGCTTTAATGACCTGAATTTCATGTTGCCGTATTCTGCCCCATCTTCATTTATCTCTTCTTCGGTTTTATCAGAAAAGATGGACACAGAGGACGCCAACCATTGCAGTCGGTCTGATTGAGAGACGCTATCTTCTCGGTTTGTTTGCACAAAGGCTTGTACGGGCACATCATACTTAAAGCAAAAATTGTGTAGCTTAGAGATCTGAAATCCTAACGCTTGATATTCCTGTAGCCCATCCATTTCGGCTGAGTCCATCAGCTTGAAGTAATCATAAATAATCAAACAATCATTAGTCATCCCATCTGTTACGCCCACAGTTTTTAATATCCAGCGTCTAGCTATCGATAACAGCTCATCAAAGCTTTTCCCCGCTACACTCCGATAAAAAATCGGGTAATCTTTTAAGTCTTTCGCCGCTATATTAATTCGGCTTACATTTTCCTGGAATTTGCCGTGCTCAATTTCAGAGATTGGGGTGCCACTTTCAGCAGCAAGTCCCCGAGACATCAGGTCTTCGGCAGACATTTCTGTGTCAATTATTAGAACTGGTATGCCCTTTTTTGCGTTGTGCCTGGCTATCATGCCAGCCATGATGCTTTTTCCACCACCAGTCCTACACCCCCAAAGACTAATAGCTTTTCGTCTAATGCCGCCGCCCATTAGTTTGTCTATTAGAGGGAAGCCAGTAGATATACCAACAAAATCACACTCGTTTTCTTCTAGGTATTGAACATACTCTTCAATTTCTCCATACAGCAGAGTGGTTTCTTCTTCTTCGCTGCTTATTGCAAAATCTACAATGGGGGTTTCCATCGCGGCATATATTTGGTCTATGCTTTCATCACCCGTAAATTTTGATATGGTCTCATGGCTTTTTCTCAATAATTCCTGGGCACTTGTTATTAAGTGTAGTTTTTTCAGCCTTTCTCCAAAATTACGGATAGATCCAATTTCAACGGGATAGCTGAATAACTCATTAACTAATGATTGGTTTTTTTCAATGATAGAATAAAGGTTTAAGTTTGAGGCGGCACTCATTAACGACGCTACATCAATGTTTGCCTGTTTTTCCAGCACTTTGGTTAGACAGGTATAAATTGATTTATGCACCAGTGTTGAAAATGTATTTTCTCCTACTATATCGCCAATCTCATTTAGTCCACCTATTCCAAATTTACAAATGCCCCCCAAAACAGCTTTTTCTGCCATCAAATCGTTCATTAACGCCTCTTGTCTAAACAGTTGTCACAGTAATAGTATTGTGCGGTTGGAACAATATATGCCGGATTTACACTTTTTGTCTTTTTACATCCATCACAAAACATATCAATTGGCTTATATGAGTCGCCGGCAATTTTTGGTTTCTGTCCGCCTTTTCCAATTAGCTCATTCACCAGACTTGATTCTTCTTCCGTCATGGTTTCAGAATAACCAATCATAGACTCAAACAGGTTTTCAGTCCATCTTACCTGTCCGTCAGTTAGGTCTGGCTCTTTTTCTTTTATAATAAAGCCGCCCTTAGTATCAGCTTTTGTGGCTACTTTTTTTCTAGTCGTTTTTTTAGCGGTTTTTCTTGTTGGCTTTTTAGTGGCCGCTTTTTTTGCGGTTGTCCGTTTTGTTTGGGGCACATCAAGACTGGCTCCCGTTAGTGCTTCATATCCAGCCTTTACTTCATCCATATTTGCGGTAAGTATTCCGCTTTTAATTTGTTCCAGGGGACTCATTCTGTGCCTCTCTTAATAAATACTATGTTGTTTAGACTTTTACACAAATCTGTTAACACAAAAGCCATACCTTTAATTTCGTTAATATAGCACTGTGTATCAAGAATAATTTGATGTAGTGCTTGACAAACAGAATCCTGAGCCTCATACCTACACACTTTTTCGTCCCACTTTGTGTATTTGTCGCCCCAATTAGAGGCATTAAGCCCCCTCATTTTATGAAGGAGCTTTTCTGCGTAAGCGAGCTTACTGTTGTTTTTGTTTATTTCTTTTTTTAAGAACATCTCAAACTTGTGGAGTTCAAATACGTATTGTGCTGATTCCTCAACACCCCACTCCAGCCGTTCTTCATAGGTGGCTTCAAGAATTTCTTGAATCTTTTCAGGCACATCTGAATATGTCTTCGGTGCCATTTTTTCTATGTTTTTTAGATATTCAGTGATTTCCTGATCAGTGTTTCCCATTCGTCTTCCTTATCAAAGGGCAGCTCTATAAGAGTGAATGAATTTAGTTCTGCCCATTCTTTTTTTGTTTGATCTCTAAGCTTAGCTTTAGCAAAGGCTAATTTGTTACCATGAAAGTGTGGAATATATTTGTAGTGCTGTTCCCCATGCACTTCAATAATGATTCTTGATTTAAGACATAAAAAGTCAGCATATAGCACCGAATTCCTTTTTGTCTTTGAGCCAGAAAGACTAACCTCCTCATAAAATGTTTCTATAAAAAGCTTTTCAATTATCTTTCTAGCTTTAATATGTAAAGCGGACTTTTTACCCTTTTTGCGATTTTTAACCTTCAGTCTATGCTCTTTGCCGTCTAAGCCATGAACCATCATGCCTGTGCCTTCATCTCTTCTGGAGTCATAAAGTCTTTTAAGACCTCGGTGTCCTGAGTGTAAAGCTTCACCTGGTCTTGAAGCTCCCTAAACACCTCTGGGTTGTCTCTTAAGTACTGGCAGGAGTTTTCTTCTCCCTGACGTTTTTCTCCGTTTGAGAATGTATACCAGGTACCACTTTTTTCAACTAGCAGACATTCTACCGCCAAATTAAACAGCTCCTCCGTTTTTCCGGCCCCGTAACCAAACCTTAAATATGACTGAACCAAGCCATAAGGTGGCTGACCAATTGCGTTTTGTTGAATATCCCAGTCAATAATGTTGCCGATTTGGGTTTCTTCGCCATCAACTTTAGCTTTCCACTCGTTTGCTTTTTTGATATTCATAATAATATCAGCCTGGTATTTTACAGCTGATGGAACAGATATTGATGTGGCAGCACCATACCCGCTAATATTTGCGTAGGTTTGAGCAATACATATAACAATATGATTTCTCGCCGCGATCAGTCCACCCATTCTGGAACAAAAATCTGAAATCAGCTTTGGGGCGGTTGGACGTTTAGTTCCACTAACTTCCTTATCGCCTCCGGCTCTTGTGTACATTCTAGACAAGGAGTCAAAAATAAATACTGTGTTATATGTTGTTTTAATAACGTCTTCTGCAATCTCTAGAAAGTCTTCTCCATACATTAATTTATCGGCGGTTGTTTCTATAACAAGAATTTTATCCAGATCTAGTCCCTCAATTGAGGTTGTGCTTTGTCTCTTAAAGCGGCTTTCAATATTTAGAAAAAGGGTGTTGCAGTTAAATAAATCCTGTGCATTTTTTGCTATCTGTAAAGCTAAACAGCTTTTTCCTGCCTTCTCAGGACCAGAAATCAACACCCAGCTTCCGCTGGGAACCCCGCCACATAAACCAATATCCAGAGATGGACTGACTGGAACTAGAAACTTCTTTTTATTTCTAACTTCAGATGCTTTTAACGCTGTACCTTCTCCATATTTTTTCTCAATGGAGTTACGAATGACAGCAAATTTTTCTGCTGGAGTTAAGTCTTCAGTTGGTGTCTTTTTTATCTTTTCTTTTGCCACTAAATCTACCTCTACCTTTACCCGTCTGTTCGTTGGGCTTTATTGTTTGTATGTCTTGTGTGTTTTTTTGTTGTGTTTTTAGTTGGTTATTTTTATGTTCTTGTTTTTTTGCTTTTAACGCGGCTTCCTGAACGATTCTGTCTTTTACGAATTTGGGTCGTAATGACCACAGATTTTTCATTTGAAGAATAGTACAGACAACAACAGACTCCTCAAACATCCCAAGTAGGGAGTGAGCAGCCTGTTTTTGTTCAGCGTAGTATTTTTGCCATACGGCATCCCGCCAATAATTTGGTTCTAGTAAAATACCCTCCGCCCTGGCTTTTCTAGAAGAGACAAGCTCTACAAGATAATTTGCGGCGTCATTTTTTGTTGAGCCAGACTCTTTATGGTATTTTAGGGGATAAATCATTTGGTTTCCTTATTAGAGCTGGGAGACCTAATACGTTGGTTACGCCACCTGGTATTTCCCTATTCTCTGTGCTGTCAACTAATATTTCTGGCAGCTTCCATTTTTGACACTTAATTATATTATCCTGCAGAATTCCCGCAATATAATAAAATTCTGGCTTTTTCCATGATGGATGGTGCCTAATTTCCTTAAAAAGATAAAATCCTTCTTCTTTTGTGCCGACCAGCTCAACGTGATCCCTAAATCTAATCCACATGGATTCAATATATTCACCAGTATTCTTACAGTGGAGACATAGACGTTCCCAGGCTGAAGGAATAAAGCCTGGTCTTTCGTCATCTTCGTACACCATTTGTCCAGTGTTTAGTTGTACTTGCCAGCCAGCAATATCTTTTTGGTCCAGCCACTCTGAAGTGTGGCTTAATCCCGTCTCATATTCTACTTCTATCGTTTGTCCATTTTGCTCATATTTATGTTTAATCATGGTCTTTTGTATTAAAAGTGTGTACACAACTTTTCATGTATTCTGGCCTGGAAACTTTCGATACGCTGTCTCCAACTTCAGACTGAGCCTCAGTCATAACTATAGCCCCACCTTTTCTAGCAAATTTATTTTTCACGGTGGTTACGGTGGTTACGTGCTGAGGGGCGGGTTTTGGGGTGTCTTTGTAGTTTCTAATTACAGAAGCTACAGTCTTTAGTTTTTTACTAAGATCATCTATAGACATCTCCGGATTGTGGTCAATCCACAAACGATCCATATCATTAAGTGTTTTTTTATATTTTGTAGACATATTTTACCTTTAATTTAAACGTGCTGATCTCGATTAATTTCTCGTAGTTTTCTTTGCTCTTTTCCAACAAGGAAAGATAAATATCCTTTAAATTTTAATTCTGAAACAGTCTTTAAGGTGAGTCTCTCCAGATTTCTGCGTGGCATATTGCCAGGATCAACTATATCTCCACCATGAAACAAAATATAATACTTTGTACCAAATTCATTTGTGGAAGAGGACGCAAAAACACGCTCTTCACCATTAGCCTCAACCCCGTCTCGATTATAATTCATAGTTTTCCTGTTTTAATATATTCTGT